ATCGTTTACTTCAGGAACAACTTCGCGCTAAAGATGGTCAGCCTGTGGCTGTTGTCGGCGGCGTCGAACTTCCGGTTAGCGACTACATCGCTAATCTGAAAAACCCTGGCAGCGGCTACGAACATCATTTCGCAGCTACTAACAGGGCCGGCATGGGTGTAACGGGCAGTGCTCGCGCCACCGCATTCCCCGGACAATCCAACCCCTGGTCAAAAGACGGCTGGAACATTACCCAGCAAATGATGCTTTTGGCCCAGGATCCCGACAAGGCCCGTCTACTCAAAGCAGAAGCCGGCGCCTAGCCCCTGTGGGGCGCAACCCCAACCCTGACTCCACTGGAGCTAACCCATGTCTTCCTTTGCAGGTAACTACGGGGCAACTTCGACTTTCCTGTCGAACCTTGTCACCCGTCCTGAGTTTCTTCAATACACCGCTGAAGGCATCTTCGAGCAATCGAAGTGGATCCAAAGCGGCATTGTGCAGCGCAACGCTGCCCTGGACGCCCGCGCTGGCGGTACCCGCGTGCGCGTGCCCTTCTTCGATCCGATCGCCCCGACTGAGACCCAAATCCTCAGCACCAACACCTGGGGTGGCGGCGGTGGCTATCTGGTGCCCCAGAACGTGACTGCCGACGAGCAGATCATGACGCTGCTGCACCGTGGCTTTGCCTATGCCGCTGATGACCTCAGCAAGCTCGGCTCCGGCGCTGACCCCTTGGCTCACGTCCGTAACCAGCTGACCGCCGCCATCAACAAGCTGAAGACCGGCACCCTCGCCGCTCAACTGCTTGGCCTGTTTGGTGGTATCTCCGGCGCTGGCGTCCTCGGCCCCAACCAGACCGACAAGTCGTTTGCCGGTGTCCCCGGTTCCATGACCGAGGCCAACTTCCTGAACGTTGCCAACGTTGTGGCCGCCAAGGCCAAGCTGGGTGAGCGCGGCGACGAGTTCGACGCCATCGCCATGCACTCCAACGTGGCGTACTACCTGCAGCAGATCGGGATGCTGACCTTCAGCACCTCCGCTCTGTCCACTGGTGGCGCTGTTGTCTGGGGCGGCGGCGGTGTGGGCGTGACCCAAACCGAGGCTGCTTACTTCGCCGGTCTCCGCGTGGTGATCGACGACCAGCTGATCGCTCTGACCGGCGGTACTGCCACCCACGCCAAGAAGTACCCTGTGTACCTCTTCAAGTCGGGTGTGGTTTCCGAGGGCATCCAACAGGATCTGCGCCTCGCCGCTGACCGCAACATCCTGTCCATGCAGGACGTTCTGGCTGTGGACTACCACTACGGTTACCACATCACCGGCACCAAGTGGAGCGATGCCGGCGACAACCCGACCAACGCCACCACCAGCGGAAACCTCGGCAACACCTCCTCTTGGGCTCTGGTGTTCTCCACCACCAAGATGGTGCCTGTGGCCCGTCTGCTCGTCAACACCCCGTTCGATACCACGGCTTACGCCTGATCTTGAACACGGCTACAAAAAGGGCCCCCATTACGGGGGCCTTTTCTTTTGCCTATCAGAGACCCAGCCGGAGTTTCTCCTGCGCCTCGAACACACTGCCGGTGTTCATCGACATCTTGTACGACTGCAGGAAGAGCTGGTTAATCACGTCAAAGCTCACCTGGAGCATCTCGTGAATCTCCTGGGTCGAGAGCTTCTGATCTTCCCGCAACCGCCGAATCTCGGGTGCCACGTCCTCCAGTTTCCGCACTTCCTTCCCAGGCAGTACAGAAGGGGCCTCGGCCACTACGCTGGTGTCAGCGTCCACTTGTTTGCGAGCAGGCATGAGCATGGTTCGTCTCTTCGTACTACAGGATAGCCGCCGCACGTTCCTTGACGTCCCCTACGGCAAACATTTAGAGGCCCAAGCCGACCTGGAAATGTCCGGCGCAAATGTCTACCACGCAGCTCTTCTAAGTGCTCCGCCGAAATCAAGAAACTACCGCAACACAGCTAGACTGAATCAAAGACTGTATTAGCCGTGCCAGCAGCAATCGACGCGACTCTCGGAGGCACCTCTGCGAACTCGTACGTCACGCTGGCTGCTGCCAACACGTATTTCGAGACGGTCCCCGACTCCAGCACCTGGACCAACAAAACCGACGACCAGAAAAACCGGGCCCTAATCTCCGCCACTCGCTGGATCGACGCCCTCACCTTCTACGGTGACCGCTGCACGGAAACCCAAGCCCTGAAGTGGCCGCGAGAAGACTACAAAGTCGATGGCATCGACTTGGCCTGCACCCTGATCCCCGAGGGCATCAAAGTCGCCACCTACGAACTGGCGCGTGCCTTCGCCAACGACGCGGACGCCATCACCGGCACCAGCGGTACTAGCGGCATCTACGACGAAGTCGAGCTGGGCGACCTCAAAGTCAAATACAACAAAACTTCACAAACCAGCGGCGTCATCAACAACGTCTTCGACGTCTACCCCTGGCTCCAGACCTACCTTGGCGCCTACTGCCTGGGCGGCGCATCTAATCACGCCGTTCGCCTGTACCGAGGTTAGACATGAGCCGCGTCGATACGGTTTTTGCAGGAATTCCGGGCCCTCTTTTGCAGGACTGGGGCATCGACGCGACGTACATCCAAGCCGGAAGTTGTGATACCTACGATCCCGAGACTGGCACCCTCTTGAATACCGAGGAGTCCATCCCTGTCCGCGTCCTCATTACCCAAATCAAACCCGAAGAATTCGACAGCACCTACCAAACCACGGACGTGAAGATGCTGCTAGGTAACAGCGAACTGGGCGACTACGTCCCCTCCGTCCGTGACACCATCCAGTACCAGCAGGATGGAACAACCCGCACTGGACGCATCATTGACGTTAAAACTTACCGAGGTGACAGCCCCATTTTTCACTCTTTAGTTGTGAGGCCTCAGTAATGGCCAAACTTACCGACCTAGAAAAAGACGCCTACAACTGGGTCAATAACCTGGCACGAAATTCGGCCAAGGAAATCATGAACGGCCTCGCAGAGGCTGGTCCCGAGTGGAGCGGCGACTTTAAAGACAGTTGGATAGCGGACGCCGCCGGTGCAGGTACAGGCGGAGGCGGAGGGTATCCGTATTCACTAAAAGAAATACCCCGACTACCCGCAACTAAACGAGAAGTCGAGCGCAGAACAAAATTTGTCATCTATAACTCCGCGCCCCATGCTGCTATTGCCATGGATCTCGTCGATGTACCGGCGAAAGACTTCAAGAAGGTCGGTTACCCCCGTGGCGAAATAGTCGCAAAAGGAAGCCGTCCGGCCACCGGCAAACGTGGCGAAGTCTCAGGCAAGGGCAACTCAACCAGCACCGCCCCTCTCGACTGGTATCCCCTGTTCGTGCAAGGCGGCAAAATGCAGAAAGCCCTCGAACGTGGCGTGCGCTCAGCGCCTCCTTCCCTATGAACTATCAAGCAATCCGCGCCGTAATCGAAGGACCGCTACTCACGGCATACAACAGCCTGGTGCCCGCCGTCCCTGTCTACTTCGACAACGTAATGAACGATGGTGCTGACAGCGCTGAAGAATACGTCCACGTCAATATTCAGTTTGGCCTCACTACCGAGACTGCTCTTTCTGCGGACCATGATTATGTGCGAGGTGTGGTGGTTGTTCGCACGTACACCCCCAAGGGTAAAGGGCCGGCCCGCAATCAAACCCTGGTTAACACTGCTGCTACTGTTCTGCGCGAGTTAAACGCTACACCGAAGTCAAATACAGGCGTGTACCTCCGCACCGGATCTATCGAAGGACCGTCTTTCAGTCCTGACTACGGCGGAAACGTACCAGATCAACAATCCCGTCGTGCGTTTACACCGTTCTTTATTTCACGCATTTCCGCAGGATTCCAAGCACAAGTAATTTCTTAGTAGCACGGCTTTACACCAGCTAACCTGTATTAAGCCGGGCCGTGCCCGTACCGTTCACTTCCCCTGGTATCATCCATGGCCACCGTTCTCTCGGGCACTTCCGGCGCCCTGTACTACACCCCTGCCGGTACTTCGGTCACCACTCTGGCTGCTAGCGCTTTCCCCGCTACCGGCTCCAACATCACCGTAGGTTCCTACCTGGGCTTCAAGGTCAATGACCCCGTGACCTTGGCTTACCCTGTAGGCGCCACGGTTACCAACGCTATCGCCGCTGGTGCGTACTTTGTGAAGACGTACGATGCCACGACCGGCATCATGACCATCAGTTCTACCGCTGGTGGTGCCGCTGCAACCGCAACCGCCCTTCCCTCTGGCTTCGGAGCCAATTTCGCCAGTATCACCTACACCGCCCCTGTTGTGGTGGGCTCCGTCCGCGAGTGGAGCTTCGAGATCACCCGCGCTGAGATCGACGTCACCACGATCGGTCAGGAAATCGGTCAGTACACGGCCTTCCGTACCTACATCCCCGGTTTCGCTGACGGTTCTGGTTCCGCCACGGTGTACACCACCGACGACGACACCAACCTGTCCAGCCGGATGATCGAGGACGTCATCCAGCGCCAGCAAAACGGTGCAACGATGAAGCTGTACATCGACCGTGTCGTTGCCAGCGGCACCGTCAACGAAACTGCCAGCCGCTCGATCACCGTCCCTGTGATTCTGACCTCTGCCAGCCTGACGGTTAATCCCGACGACGGCCAGAGTGTCGAGATCGCCTTCCGCCCGAGCGACGTCCCGACCTTCGACCTCAGCAAGTCCTGATAGGTTGACACTCGACCAGGAAACATACAGCCCCGGCAAACCCGGGGCTTTTTTCTGTCTACTGCGTTACACTAACGACGTTGTCTACAGCAGTTTCCATGCCCGCCGCACCACGCGCAATCGACCGTCTGCGAAAGGCCGCCAACCTGGAGCCCGCCAAAAAGACCGTCACACTCACGGACGGCAGCGAATTTGAAATGTGGGTAACGCCCCTGACGATGGCGGAACGCGAGCGTGCCCAAAAGCAAGCCAAGTCGGACGATGCTGGCGCCTTTGCCTTGCAACTCCTGCTGACTAAAGCCTGCGACGAGACGGGCACCCGCATGTTCAACGCTGGTGAGATCGACATCCTGAAGAACGAGGTCAAGGACAAAGACCTCCAGACCCTGATGCTGGCGATCCTGACCGATGATTCGGAGGAGCTCGACACCAAAAGCACTTGAGGCCGAACTCAAAAAAGACACCTACCTCTACATCCAGTTCTTCGTCGCGGAGAAGCTCGGACTAACGCTGTCCGAGCTCCGCTCGCGTATGACAGAAATGGAATTGATCGGCTGGCACACCTACTTCAAGCTCCAAGCCGACGCCGAAAAAGAAGCCTACGCAAAAGCCAAACGCCGCCGTTAGTCCGGCGGCTTTTTAACGGGATAGACTGCAGACACTGAGGACCAGTCCGTGGCAAACTACTCCGCCGTCATCGACCTGCGCGTAGAAGGCCAGAACGGACTGCGTACGCTGGCGGACAACCTGGAGTCTATAAACAGACTAATTAAACAGGTAAAACCTGTACCAACACTATTTGATAAGCGTGGAGTAGACGAACTAGTAAAAGCTAAAACGGCTTTAAGTAACCTCGTAAAGGCGTACGCTGACGGCAACACAGTTGTTGCTAAGTGGGCAACATCTATGGCTGGCTTAAACCAGCAGATGACGTCCTTCAGAAGCGTAGCCGCGAACGCTCGTGCAGGTAGCGACGAGTTTACTAATGCTTTAAAAGCGGGCGAAATTGCATCCAAAAATTTACTGCAAGCTGAACTAGAGAGACTTGCAGCTTTACGCAATATATATACACGCCAAGCTAGCGGTTCCATGACCGCAACGGATCAAGGTGTGTCCAAGATGGTTAAGGACCTCCTGGCTTTAAAGAAGCAAGTACCTGACAGTATTGCAGCTATGGATTCCTTCCAGCGAGAACTGCTGGAAGTGCAAAAACTTGTAAGCATGAATAGCCAAGAGTTCCGTGAACTGGAACAGGCTATTTACAAACTCGACGTTGCTATGGGCAAAGTCAAGCTGGGTCCAAAAGCGCCTCCTGTTCAAGGACCAGAAGAACCTCCTGGCGGCGTAAAGAAACCGCCAGAAAAACCTAAAGGGCAACTGACTTTTAATCCTAAGCCTTCCCAGGAAAATCTTGCGCTCGGCGCTGGTTTCCCGTTGCTTTTCGGAGGCGGCGTAGGCCAAGTCGCAGGCGGCCTGCTTGGCTCCATGTTTGGAGAAGGTTTCGGAGGGCAGATCATCGGCGCGGCACTGGGACAACAACTAGAAGATATGTATGTACGCATCGTTGATATATCTAAAGCAGCCGCCGAACTCAATGTAGACGGACTGCGCGATAGCGTAATTACTGTAAACAGTGAACTAGATTACCAAGTCGGTTTGCTAGTAAAAGCTAACGAACTTGAAGCTGCCCGAGCTGTAGTAGCCGCGGAGGTTTACGAACAAACCGGTTTGACTGCCGGTGCTGCGGCGGATATCGCGTCCAACACAGACACTTTAAAAACCGCGTGGGACGGAGCTCTCGGGTCTATATCTGCAGTTGTGGCTCAGATAGTCAATCTATTTGTCCCTGGTATAGCTAGCGCTCTTGATTTAATCGGGATGGTTGCCAGGGGGTGGGCAAACATAGGCAGTGTTGTTATTGACGCATCTAACGGGGTAAAAGGATGGCTACAGAACTTAATTTTTGGGGAAGGAACCGCGCAGAAAGTTAGAGAAAAATTCGGAGGCATTAACGAACAAGCTGAAAAGTTAAAAGCAACGCTGCAGAGTACACTCGATAAACAGGCTAATAGTCTTCTAACCGCAAGACAACTTTTAGATATAGATAAGCTTCGTAACGACGCGACGACGCTCCAGGGCAAGCTAAACAACATCGAACTCGACCAGCGCGAAAAACTCGTACGCATTGAAGAGCAATACGGTAACAAAAAAGCTGATTTTCTCGGTACTTTTAAGTCAATAACAGCCGAAAACCAAAACCTAGTTGACCTGGGCCTCAAGCAGATCGAGGCAGAAAAGCAACTAGCAATCCAGGCCGCCGAAGTTGCTGCTCAAAAACAAAGGCAACTAGCGGTAGTCGAATCCATCATCAGCAAAGTCACCGCCGAAAATCAAATCAGTCAAGCCGGCATCAGCGCCGCCCAACAAATAAATGCCCTGGAAAAAACCAGGCTAGAGATTGCATACCAAAGCACCGAAAATTTAAATCAAAAAGTACAAATCCTTGCCGCGCTGTACCAGAGCGAGGTCCGCGCAGCGCAACTGGAATACGACAGCCAAATCCTCTCCATACAGCTAGAAGAGAAAAAGTTAAAAGTTCAATTAAGTGCAGCCGAATGGAAAGTCAAAGAAATCCAAGCTGAAGGCCAGCTGCTACTCCTTCGGTCTAAATCAGTTGCCGAATCAGAAGCAATTAAAAATAAAGTAGCTATAGCCGTTGCTGCCCAAAACGAAGTCGTCCTAGGTCTACGCAGCCAACTTGCGACCACACAACAGATAGGCGTTTACCAAGAACAAGGAGCACGTGCTCAAGCACAAAACAGAATCGAAACAGCAGCATGGGCACTACAAAGCAAACTGGTTGGCCAAGAAATTGGATTTACAAACGAAAAAGCACAAGAAGTACTTGCGGGTATTCAGGGTGCTGATCTACAAACACGCACGTTATCTACTAGCGTGAACGGCGTTACACAAGCTTTAGACGCGACTAAACAGAATCAAGATGAAGTCACCACAGCTGTAAAACTGACGGGCGCGGCAGCGGTTCTAGCTGAAGCAGAACGCTTAAATGCAACGATAACCACCAACGACGAGATTGTAGCTAGTCAAGAAAAAACAAACACAAAGTTAACCAACTCCTGGAAAGACATAGCCCAGTCATGGGTTTCTTCTGTCATAGACCCCCTTAAAGAAAACTGGCAGGGACTCCTAGCGTATCTGGGAGATCCCAATCTCATTAACAATATAATTACCGACGCCTGGAATAACCTAGCCACTGGGTTCGACGCGAGCGTCGTGCAGCCTATTCGAAATATATGGAATGGTCTTATGAGTTTTATTAAAAACTCACAAAACGACAGCGTGGGAGCTGTTAATAAAGTGTGGAAAACTATTACAGGGACAGTTCAAAGTGTGTTCAAAGCCGTGGCTGGATACATTGCCAGTAATGTTAACAAAATTATTGATATGATCAATAGACTTATCGACGGGTACAATAGTATTCCTAACATTCCCGATATTCAGCGAATTGATAGAGTATCCGTACCCGCTTATGCAGAAGGAGGTGTCGTAACAAAACCCACGCTGGCTTTAGTTGGCGAAGGTGGTGAGCCGGAGTATATTATTCCCCAGTCCAAGATGGCTGCCGCTGCGAGCAACTACCTTTCCGGTTCACGTGGTGCTAGTGTTATGGAAACTGGCAACGGTGGTGGGGACAGCGCAATCATCAACATCCAAACTGGCCCCGTGATGGAGATGAACGGAGAGCGATACGTAACCATGGCCGACTTTGAGCGCGGCTTACGTCAAGTAGCCGGCAACGTATATAGAGGCCTTCGCACTCCGGCCGGTCGCTATGCTGTCGGGATTCGATAATGGCTAGAGCTCAATCGCAATTCCTGCGCATATTCTCCGGCACCACCACTTATCAGCGGTGGCAATCATATTACGTCAACGTCAGTGTCACCTGGGATAGTGCGTCATGGGCCTATCAACCGTTCGATGCTGATGGCATCACGGCTGGCGAAGGTCAAAGTGAAGCATCCATTGGCATCAGGCTGCCAGCCACCACGAACGTGGTAGAGGTAGCATTGCAAGCCCTAAACGAGGCAAGGCTTGCCGAATTGCAACTTTACGAATTCGACACGCTGCTAGGCAATTCTTTTCCACAAGCCGGTCAAACACTAGTCGCTTCCTATATTGGAGAAGTGGTCGGAGTCAGTGGGAGCTTCACAGAACTTACCCTAGAGCTAGGAAGCAGCCTGGCACCTGTCGGCGCGCAGGTTCCGCCACTGAAGTACACATCAAAGCTGATCGGATCCCCTTGTAAGCTTTAAGGCATGTACACCAGAACCACTGCAGTCGGGTCAACTTCTCTCGTTTCGAGAGAATTTATAGTTCTCAACGAAGAGCCGGCCACTGGTACGCCACTCGAAGAAACCGGTGCAACGGGCGCTGAAAATCTAGACACACCCCAACGTGGAGCTGTAATCGGCGAGCCAATCCCCCTCGTATTTTGCCGTCGTGTAGGAGGGGTCGGGGGTGTCCTGATTAGTCCCGCTGCCACCGAAGCTAGATTCGAAAACAGCCTGACAAATGAAGTGACAGGTTTTTACCACCTTGTGCTGGGTCAAGGTGACATGGATTCAATCCAGGTGCGCGACGTGTTTCAGCGCAGTTGCCGTGTAGGTACTTTCAGTCAGACCTATAACAAGCGCGCTGGGACGTTTATTCCTGGCAATTTTATTGTTGACAGGGCAGGTTATACCACACCAGAATGCCCGACATACTGCGGCACAGGCGGCACATACACAGATCTGTCAACGATGGAGTATGAATGCACTTACCCAAATGGCGTTGACCAGTGGAATCGTCAAGTGCATTGCTTCATTCGTGGCGGGATGTACGTCACGCGGTTATTGGATAACGTCTACGGACCAAGCAATAATGTAGCTGACCTGCTGTTATTCCTTCTCCGCAAAAGTTCACGCGTTCCGGAGGAGCAAATCGACACGGTAGGTTTGCTAGCTGCCGCGACATTTACCAATGTCAACGGCTTCTGGTTTAACGGCGTTGTCTATGAATCCAGCAACCTACGCGACTGGATGAATAACACGCTAAAACATTTTCTGCTGAGACAAACCAGAGTCGGCGGCAAGGAATCACTCAAACCCTTGCTGCCTGTTAACAACGATGGAACCATCAAGACAACTCCGGTCACATATGTAACTGCATTTACGGAAGATCACATAATCCCGGACACATTTCAAATCTCGTACACACCGTTGGCAGATCGGAAGCCGGTGTGTATCACGGTACTTTGGCGGCAGCAAGACGACTTGGGAATTGCCGTGATGCGAACCACCGAAATTCGATATCCAGGCACTGCAATTGATGGACCGTTTGAGCAGCACGATCTTTCTTCGTTCTGCGCTTCGGAAAACCATGCTGTCAAAATCGGAACCTATATTCTTTCTAGGCGTAATCACATCAAGCACAGGCTACAAATAACGGTTAAACCTTCGGACTTTAATAGCAGCTTAGCGCCAGGTGATATTGTCCGGGTTCGTCTAGCTCGGGTTGCATCAACTGGAAACAGCAGCGTTCACGACTCTCTGTATGAAGTAGACCAGATCGGCAAAACTTTAACGGGTGAAGTTACGCTGGCTCTTACTCACTTTCCGGTTGACGACACGCTATGCAGCGTCGTCGCTAAAGAAGTCGCCGCAGCTGTTGGTGCTGGGCTGGTGCTGGATTCCGGCCTTAGCGCAGTAACCTGTGATATAAACGACCCGGGCGACACAAGCGTTCCGGCGGACACCAGCTTAGATCCTGAGGACTGGAGTTTGCCTGACCCAGCCGATTTTGGCTACAACGTGCCAGAGATTCCTGAATTTGGTGGAGACGGTGCCGGCGGTAGTGCTGGTGCTGGTGCTGGCGGTGGTGTTGGCAGCCTGGACGATATAGCCGGGGCAATTGGTTATGGTGGCCAGAGTGCCGGACGCAAAGAAGACGAAGATCAATTCGGCGGTGGCGATAATGATGGGTTGGGCGGCCGCCAAGTTGGTGGTGATATTTACGCAGATCCACCTAGTGGAATTGCTGAGCCGGGCGAAACACTTACATCACCGCCAATCTGCCAAGGTGCCACGGTCACGTGGTACGAAGCAAGCTCGACAGCTCCGGGTGGCAAACAAATACTCGGTCAAGGTCCAACATATGTGCCCACCGCAAATGACCTCAACAAGGATGTGTTCACTCAAACTACATGTCCCGGTGGCGGCGACCCCATCACATCAGGCTCGGTGACAATTACAGATGGGTTTATACCCACACCTACCACAGTTACGGTTAATGTAACAACAGAAACATATGTTTACTCTGGCGAGAAACGGTATTGCTCCAATGATACTTTAGCTAACGCTGCGGATATCCAGTCAAACACAAGTTCATTCAGCGTTACAAATGTAGTGAGCTACAAGCCGCTTCCCACTGCAAGAGTTCAGACATTTGTCTGCACTGGACCATCTCAAACTGTCGTTAAAGACTACGGCGTCGAGCTAAAGCTAGCTGACGGTAGCACAGTCCTTGTAGGCGCAAGAGCTTCAGAAGGCGATGTATTTATTAGCCCAGCGGTCTATGGTAGAAACACAACATATTATCAAGTTTACCTAACATTCGGCGCTGGTATATTCCTTTACCAATCGCCACCTGTTCCAGATCCACCTAATCCTTACCCATGACTGCAGCCGATCGCCTAGCAATTTGCGCAGCTTGCAAGCATTTTGATGCCAAGCTGCAGCGCTGTAAACTGTGTGGATGCCTGATGCAACTGAAGGCTAGATTCCCGCAAGCAAAATGCCCTGATGGTCGCTGGTAATCATGGCTACTTTCCCCGCGCTTAAGCCATCCACCAGGACGTTCACGCCTGGCAGGTACCCACACTCAACCATCAATACGTTGTCTGGGTTGCAGACTCGCGTTCGCACCAGCAATGTTTTGTTGAATCGGGGTTTGCGGCTGACGTATGAAGCACTGACTGAAGCTGAGATGCTGAGCATTTGCAGCCATTACAACGGTCAGCAAGGCCGATTTTTGAGCTTTACTATTCCAGCTGAATTGCTGAGTGGTGTTGCTACTCCTGCTGATTTCACGCCGACCGACTATAGCTGGATCTACGCAGCCCGCCCAATCATCACGGATATCGGCATCCAACGTTATAACGTATCTATAGAACTCAACACAGTTCCACCCGAGGGTGCAAACCTGAATGGAAGCGAATTTACGGTTAACGTATCGTTTGCCGATGGTGCTGCAACTGCATCAACCGAAAATGCCGGCGCCGCTTACACCGTAGGGGCTTCGTTGGTTAGCGGCATTGTTGCAGATAATACAAGCGCTGGATTTGATAGCAGCGTCACAATTTCTAGCGCTTTTGGCGCAGCGGCAGGTGGCGGCGGCGATCCCAACTTCTCTAGCGTTTCGCTGTTGCTACATGGAAATGGAGCTAACAACAGCACCATATTTTTTGATGACAGTCAATACAACCTTCGCATAGGTAATACATCTAATCTTGTCTCTATTGATACGGCTCAAAGCAAATTTGGCGGTTCAAGTATTAGATTCGATGGTGCTGAGTCACTTGAGGCCCCCGGTGGTACCGTAAGCGCTGTATTTGCATTTTCGGGAGACTTTACGATGGAATGCTGGTTCCGCATTTCATCACATACAGCCACAACAAGAACCTTGATGCAATTCTTTGACGGCTCAATAAAGGCTGGAATAGCATTAACCACAACCAATGTGCTGGCGCTTAGATATTCCTCACAACAAATAGTGGGAACAACTATTCCAGCCGTAGATACATGGCACCATGCGGCAGTTACGCGAGCAGCAGGTGTTCACAGGCTATTCTTAAACGGCGTACAAGAAGGAGGTACATATACTTTAACATCTGCATACAGCAATGCCCGCCTAAGTATAGGCGTGAACACGAGTGGAAGCACAGCATTTACCGGCTGGCTAGATGATATTCGCATCACGGACGGCATAGCACGTTACACTGCTGGATTTACACCACCAGCCACTCAATTTGCTGACGAGACACTAACTCCAGGTGCTCCGACAAACCCGACATTTGCCAATGTCAGCTTGCTGCTGCATATGGATGGCAGCAACGGTAGCACCACCTTTACGGACAGCAGCACTAATGCTTTTACCGTAACAGCAAACGGCAATGCACAAATCAGCACAGCTCAAAGCAAATATGGCGGCGCCAGCGGTTTGTTTGATGGAGCTGGCGACTATCTAGACCTTGCTGCAAATACAGCATTCGACTTTGGCACAGGTGATTTCACGGTCGAGTTTTGGTATCGAAGCACTGCAACTCCAGCCGGCTTTGCTCGTGTTATTGCGCCTCGCACAAGTACGAACCCAGCCAGTGGCGGCCTTCAAATCTGGCACGCATCATCAACAGCAAACGGCGCCGTAACTGATGCGATTGAGCTAGCCCAGACAGGCGGCACGGGTGTTACGGCTAGCACCAAAACAGCTATCAGCGACTCCAACTGGCACCACATCGCATTCTCGCGCCAAGGCACCACAGTTAGAGCGTACTTTGATGGCGTCTGCAAAGATGTGAAAGCTGATAACAACAATTACACAAGAGGCGGGACAGAGGGGATTCGGATTGCCGGACTTGCTAGCTTGGCTGCCAACACGTTTGTTAATGGCTACATCGACGATTTGCGAATCACCAAAGGCGTGGCCATTTACACAAAACCTTCTTACACGCCACCAGCCGCAGCCTTCCCTGATTCTTGAGTCGGGCTAGAATTTCACCAACGAGGTACGCTTCATGGCTTCCCTGATCTACAACTCCTGCATCGACGACATGGCGCGTGGCGCCATCGACTTCGACACAGACACGTTCAAGGCCATGCTGGTGACCTCGACCTACACGCCAAACAAAGACACTGACCTAAAGCGCAGTGCCGTAACCAACGAAGTCACTGGCACTGGTTACACAGCTGGCGGCACTGCCAGCGTGGTAACAGTCACCAAGGACACCTCACTGGACAAAGTGACCGTCCAGTTCGGTGCTGTCTCTTGGGCCAGTTCCACCATTACTGCTCGCGGTTGCGTTTATTACAAATCGCGTGGCGGTGCCAGTTCCGCAGATGAGCTGGTGGCGTATAACGACTTTGGCTCAGATGTGAGCAGCACAGGCGGCACCTTTTCAATCACCGCTAGCACGATCACGCTTCAGAACTAATGGCAATATTCCCAGCAATCGAACCTGCAGCTCGCAGCTACGACCTGGGAGCCTACCCACTTGTGGAACAGCCTTCGCTGAGCGCTGGGATTGTGCGATTTAAGCACGGTTTTGAGCCTTTTGACTATCGCCTAAATTTAGATTTTGCCTATTTGACTGATGCGCAGGCTGCTGAAATTCGGGATCATTTTGAGATTCAAGCGGGCAGCCATCGCTCATTTCAGCTTCCTTCAGACATCTGGAAAGGGCACACATTTAGCGGCAATGTTTTTCCAGTAGGCACTCGCTGGCGGTATGCAGAATCCATCGAAGAAACGCACCATGAGATCGGACGCTATAGCATCAAAGTCGCGCTGGTATCCGACGGCAAATACAAAGCTGCTGAGCTCGACCCCGTAACCGCAAGTTTCGCACCGGGCACTGCGTTCATCCAGGCTGGTAGCTTCAGCGTATCTGTAGCGGCTAGCCTTGTGAGTGGAACCGCAACCGGAGCGTAGTGGCAGTCCGCAGTAAAACCGGCACTGGTGCAGTGCTGCATCAACCCGGCAAGCCCAAACTTACCCGGCAAGGACAAGGCAAACGCAGCAAGCCAAATCACGGGCGTAAAAAACTGCGCGGTCAAGGCCGTTAGAATCAAACTACGCGCACCTGCATCATGATTGAAGTCATCGCCGCAGTTGCTGGCGCCAGTATTTCGGTCGCCGCCATGGGCGCGATGGGTTTTAGTAAACGTAACGACGAGGCCAGAGACGCCGTCATCCGTCTCACCTCTGCCGTAGAGCACATCGCCACCCAGCTCGAAATCCTCCACACCGACATCAAGGAAGACCGCCGCGAAACCTTTACCCGCCTCAACACCGTCGAGCAACGGGTCGCCAAAATCGAAGCCAAAGATATGAAATGGGAAGGCCAAGAACGCCGAAAATTTTGAATCCCGCCCCGTGAGCAATACAACCCAGACAACCGACTTGGGACAGGGCTTTACCCTCGATCAACTGGAATCCCCCCAAGGCCACATCTACTACCGCGTCTGCACCCGCGGAACCTGTAGATATGCTGAAGATCATTACATGTGCATGATGTACGCCGAAGCCATGGGCTGGCTACCTCCGCACAAGCAACCTACTGGCTAGTCCACCACCGAATCGCATCTTCCAGGTGGGGCTCCCAAAACTCCTGCTGCCTGAACCACAACGCCCACTCGCTGGAACTCTTCTTGCTGTTGCAGGAAAAACAGCAGGCAACCAAGTTCGTAACGGTGGTTTCACCGCCTTTGACCTTGGGACGGACATGGTCCAAAGTACCGGACTTACCTAGAGCTTCCCTGCAGTAGGCACATTTGTAGTCCCAGCCCTTAAGGATCTGCTCCCTAAACCTGGCCTTGGCTTCCCTCTTCCTTAAAAATCCGTGTTGCTCGTCGATGTAATCCACATCGAGTAGCAGCTGCCCAAACGGTAGCAAGCAAAACAACGCCCTGCTTCCAAAAACCCTTGCAACGGCTACACTTACACAGAGAACCTGGGGCATCCAGTCGTGAGTGAGCGAGCCTTACTACTTAAGTGCATCGTCTCTTTCTACGCGATCGCCGTAGTGGTTTTTACTGCCGATTTGGGTGTCTGCGAACTACGCCGTCCTGGTACGTGCGATTCTTCCCGGGGACGTCTTGAGGGAGCATTAACCGCAGCTCCAGGATCTCTACTAGCTTTATTAGTAGACACGTCAAAACGATGAAACTCTTTCTCGTCGAACTTGGCCGCGCCCTGATGCGCCTCGCCCTTGACCGCGCTGTCCGCGAAGGGCTACCCCGCATCTACAAGCGCCTGGACGTCGAACTACCGAACATCCTCCTGAATGGGACACCTGAGCAGGTCAAGTCCGAGATCACTGGTGCCATCGCCGCGACGACGCACAAAATCCCAGAAAAATCTCAGGTCGAGGCAGTCATCGGTCTATACAGTCCGGTAAGTGCGGCCATACGCGCCTTCACAAAATGAGCGGCCAGCAATCCATCCGTCTCCTGGATCTGTGCCGTTTCTACCGGGCACTGCCGCATCAGATGGCGGCAATCCAGGAGCTGGAAGCCACCATCAACAAGGCCAACCCTCACATCCTGAACCGCAATCAAGCCTGGTTCAAAACCTGGAGCCAAAGCGGCAAAATCCTTGAAGCCACCAACGACTGGAACGGCATCACCAAGGCAGCCCGCATCGCAGGCGCCAAATTCCCCGAACTGGTCGCAGCCCAGTGGGCCCTGGAATCCAACTACGGCAAAGCCGTATCAGCCCGCAACAACTTTTTCGGCTTGAAGGGCGAAGGTAATTCCGCCCTCACCCAAGAATTCATCAATAACCAGTGGATCACAATTAGCGACCAGTTCATCAACTTCCCCGACGTCCAAACCTGCATCAACTACCTTGTTGACCGCTGGTACAAAGACTTCAAAACCTACCAGGGCTGCAACAACGCCACCGACCGCAACAAAGCAGCCAGGATGCTGCAGGATCAGGGGTATGCCACAGACCCCAACTACGCCGAAAAACTCATAAAAATCATGAACCAGCAGGCTCCTGTGACGGAGTCCGCCGGAGCCCACACGCTGAAAGTCCCCTACGAATACCAACTCGACAACAAATCCGGCCAGGGCTACCGGGAATGTTTCAGCTCCAGCTGCGCAATGGTTGCACGCTACTGGGGCAAGATCGGCAACGACGACGCCTACAACGTGATCCGTCGCAAGTACGGCGACAGCACTGACGTCCACGCCCAACTCAACACGCTACGCGAACTTGGCCTCCGGGCCACCTTTATCCAAGATGGGACGGCTAGTGCTCTGGAGAACGAAATCCGCAACGGCTACCCAGCGCCGGTCGGCTGGCTCCACCGCGGTCCTGTATCTGCTCCGAGCGGCTCTGGTCACTGGAGTGTGGTTATCGGATTCACGCCAACCCACTTCATCCACAACGACCCGAACGGCGAAGCCGACCTCGTAAAAGGTGGCTACGTGAGCAACAAAGGCGGCTCAGGCATTGCATACTCCAGGAAGAACTGGCTCCCCCGCTGGCTCATCGACGGTTCCGATTCCGGCTGGTTCCTGAAAATCCGCCCTTCCTGAAATGCGCGAGAACAACCTCGAACCACGCCTGGAGCACCAGCTAACGCAGTACGCCCAGGACAAGCACCTGGAAGAACTACATTACTGCGGCCACTTCGACAAGCTCCTCGAAGCAGCCAAACTCCTGAACCAGCTCTACTACATGGAGCGCATCAAGACCGACTGGGCCCTCCGAGAGGCCAGCAACAATCTCAGCGCCCTATGCGGTTACGACCGAGACTCCTGTTGAGCCGCTACAAACAATCCTGTGTACAGGCCGTGCATGGGGTGGCTTTTATCCAGGCGCCCATCCTTTTCGTACAAATACTCCAGGTAATCCTGACGTGACTGGTCCTGTGCAACGGACAGTTTCGACGAATTAACGGACGTGTTCATAAGTTTTCGATTGCGTTTGTAACGCAAACTTTTCAGTACAGAACTACTGGTGTAAGACCGCACCAGCTTCGGTTTGACCGTTGCCTGGGGCACCAGGACAACCGCATCACGATACAACCGCTGCGCTTTTTCGGTTGCAATCTCAATAGTCTCCCCCTGGAACGCCTTCCGCCATGGCGCCTTCCCGGGAAGCTGCACCTCCAGCTCAAACCACGGACTAGGCATCTTTCTTTGCAGTTAGCCAAGACTTGGGGTAATCGGGCTCTTCCACAGCCTGGATTATGGCCATGTTGCCCGTGGTCTCTTCCACGAATCGAGCAGCTTTAACCGCCCGTTCGTACACCACCCACGACCCAGCCTCTTCCTTTTCTTTGGTAAACCAGACGTGGCGCGTATCCGCCTGGACCGCCCCCACATAAAAACCACCGCTCAAGACAACGTAGCGAGTCATTCCGAGTCACCTAACCTCAGGGGCTGTGTAACAGTAGCCGATACCGGTACTCTGAATCAGAATTATTGCAATTTACAACTGAGTCTTATGCGTCTCACTCTTCTTGTTGCTTGGATCGCTGTCTTCCCTCAACCCGCCTTTTCACCGATTCTGCCCAGGCGGCTTGATCTGCTGCCGCAGCCGCCTTGTACTCAGATGCTGGGAATGCTTTTTCCAGTGCCGCGTACACCATCTCCCGCATCAATGCCGTGGGACGCTTGCCCTCTTGTGTAGCCAGCTGCTCCAGCAACCCGTAACGATGCCTGTCGAGCAGCAACTGGCAGTAAAACTTTTGTCCGTGACGAAGAGGCATCCAACTGGCGGTCTACTCTGCTACACAGTAGCAGAAAACACAGCCGCTCACCAACGCGCAGGACTATCCACCTTCTTTTCCCACGCCTGGGACTGCGCTTTCCGTGCGCCGGACCGCTGTTTGCTGCAGCCTCGCCTAATGTCGTAGGCCCATTCGAGAAACATGGCCGCACGCTGCAAATCCGCCGTAGTAGCACGACGGACCGCAGCGTACAGCCGTTCCAGGATGATCTCCCTACCAGTCTTCGCCATCCCCACACTCTGGCACCAGTGCAATCTTGACGACGGTTCTGTCTGGAAACATCGCCATCGCCTGCCTGTGCGCCAGAAAAGAATCCTCCGCTTCAACCTCCACTTGGTAGATAAGTTGTCCCCTCGATCGCATTGTTACGGCAAAACGCCGTACTCCTCGGTTAATCATTTGGCCTCCAGCCACGAATCACCAACGTGCGCCTCGGCCAGGGCTGGAACATCTCCCAACCACACCGCCTCAGCGTCCTGCATCACTGCAGCAAGTTGAGCTGCCCACGTTTCGGCATGTTCTTCTCTAACCAAAAGCACCACTTCGTCATGTACTACACCTGCAAGCCGCACAACCTCTTCCCCGTCAGCTTTAAGCAGAGGCCACAACAATCCCAGCGTCCGCTTAAGCACAGCAGCACCAGCCCCCTGGATCGGAGTATTACAGCGGGTAGTCAGCTTGTTGTGATCTCCCGGAAGAAACCGCCGCAACCCGGACTTGCGAATGCGGATAGAGGCATTGCATGGAGAAGCATCAGCTGCCTGAGCATTCTTGCGTTGCCACCGGCTGATTCCGTTATACGCAGCGTGGAACTTCTCGCGGATTTCCGCAGCTTCAGCAAGATCCATTTGTATCCCCATACCTGCTGCATAGTTGCGTAATCCTCGGGCTCCCGATCCATACAACAAACCGAAGTTCGCAGATTTTGCAATTTGCCTTTGTTCCTTTGTAATTTCATTCTCTGGGACGCCATAAATCTGCATTGCAGTGACAGTGTGTAAGTCCAGGCCATCCTGGAATGCGCGGATCATCAGAGAATCCTCTGCTTCCGCAGCCGCAAGGCGCAGCTCCATCTGGGCGTAGTCCGCCACTACCAGTTTCCACCCGCTGGGGGCCTTGACACACTCCCGAAACCTTGAATCTCTTGGAACTTGCTGCAAGTTGGGCGAAATACAGGACATGCGTCCAGTGTCCGCCCCCAACTGCATATAACTGGCACGAATAAACCCGTCATCGTGCATATGTTTAATCAATGCCTCGACCATCTGCCTGCGCTTCTCCACCCGCTTCCAGGCCAAGTAATCGGCCACAACTTTGTGGTCTCCGATGTACTCCCGCAGCGCCTGCCGACTGGCGCTTGCCTTGCCATTCGCGTCTACAGGCTGCTCACCCAGCAGCGTGGTGAACACGCTGAGCAGTTGCTTGGGACTGTTGAGATTGAACCCTGCTTCCTGTTTGTTACCTGCCCGGATGGTGCCAGTGGCCTTAGCCCTGGTGTTGATGCTGCCGTCAGGATCCCGGGGTAGCTTGGAATCCTCAGGCAAGGCCTCGTCAAGTGCCAGCAGAAACTCCGCGCCGAGGCGCTCGTGGTCCTTTGCCAGATCCTCGTGCAGCGTTTCTAGTGACGTGCGATCAAACGGCAGGCCGGTTCGCCAAAGCTGCGCCATCGCAGGAAGCGCCTTGCACTCCAGGAACCACGCCCGATGGAGATTCGCCTCCGCCATCCGAGCATTGATGGGTCCATCCAGGTCCACCAGCACCTGAACGTCCATCGCCGCATACGCCAGCTGCTCCGGAGTTAAGTCACCACTCCAATCGCTGCGCTGCTCCTCCTTGGATAGCTCCTGCTTCAGGTAGCGACTAACCACATGCTGCAAACCGTGCTTCACGTAGGGCAGCCCGTTCGTCAGAATGCGGCTAGCCAGCATGGTGCAGAGCACGTCCCCCTCGGGATACAGCTCGTGCTCCTGCAGCCAACCCAGGTCAAACACGGCGTTGTGGGCTACCCAGTACCGCTTGCGGCTGAAGAACTCCTCCAGCTCAATCCAGTCGTTGTCCTCTAAATCCCAGCAGTCAATCACCACTGGAGTCCGGTCCAAGGCTGCCAACTGAAGCAGCCGCAACCCTCCGAAAGTGGGCTGGAGCCCGGTGGTCTCACAGTCAAGCGCAACCGTGGTCGCGTTGCTGAGAGTGTGTAGATGTTTGATGCCTTGAAGAAATTTCATGGGGAGATCAGGCGCGGTAGTCGGCAAGGTCGGCATCAGTAGGCTCCCAGTCGAGAGCGTCTTCCACCGCATCTAGTGCAGGAATCAGGTGCTCCTCAAGCGCCTCAAGCGTGCGGAAGTCGAGGTGACAATCCATCATGTGCCGGGTTGCCTCGCGTATCAGCAAGGCGTTCAGCTGTTTGCGAAAGTCGGTGACAAGCGTCGAGAGAACGGAAAAGTCGTTCATGGCCTGGTGTGGGCGACAACTCCGTTAGTGTAGTACATGGACAGCATCCCCCACCGCCCGAGCAACACACACTGAAACAAACCCTGGATCACCCGCCTCGGGGAATCCCAAGGAACAGAACCCATTGCACTGGTGTATGCAGTACGTGCATAGCTCACTGGCTTGCACTCTCCAGTCTTTAGGCGTGTGGTCCTCCAGCACCTGACCGTCCTGCACGCGCCAGTCATCCTGACAGGAGCGGCACTTCAGACGCCACCAGCGGGTCCCGTCCTTGTTCAACCGCGTGTCCTGCACCACGACATTGGTGCATTTACACGTCGGGCAGGTGTTCTGGTGCGTTTTCATCGCGTGGTACGTGGTGCGCCACGTTTGGGAGACTGTTCAAGTTCGGCTGCCATCTCGGCGGCCGCCCGCAGCATGGTACTTAGCGGAATACCTCTAATAGACCGCTCCGCCATGTACCGGACAGCCATCCGATACCCATGCGAGGCGTTGCCATTACCCAGTTGCTGCGCCAGTTTTATCTCCTCGTCTGTAACCCGAATGTTGAGTGTCCGGTTACGTGCTTGCCTGGCTCTAACCGATGGATTCAGGACTGTTGCTTGTGCCGGCATAACTAGATAGCTGGTGTGTCTTTTAGGTGTCCCCACCGCTTCGCCTTGACGATGCGGTAAACAGTTTGCGGATGAATCCCATATCGCTTGGCAATCACTTTGTATGTGTACTCTTGCGCGAGCTGCCGTATATCCCGCACGTTCTGTTCTGTCAAAACGGCAAAGTTGTTGTCCTCTCCACGCTTGATTTGCCTGGGATGAATCTCTCGAACTGGAACTAAGTAGGTCTCAATCGTGATGTAACGCTTCTCACAATCCAGGCAACGACAATACCTTTTAGTTTCGTTGCCCTGGTGCTGTGTACACGTCACACGAGTGCTGGTACTTTTACACTTCGGACACTTCATCAGTCCTCTTGTAACGGGTGCTCCTTGACTGTGTACAGCAGGTCTTCTTCGGCAAGCATCTCGAAAGCCTCAATCAAATGTTCCTTCGGATAACCACACCCAGAAACAAAATCGACAAAGGCTGCTACAAGGTCTGCAGCAGTAGCTGCCTGGAACTTGGCGTTCATGCAGTACATAATTTCCTGGGCTGCATTAGCCCGTATCAACTCAAACTTAAAGTTGTCCATCGGTAGTTTCAAGATGGGTGATAAGACGGTTCAGATACCAGCGAGCCTTAGACAAATCCTCAACAGTGTTGTGCTTGCCCCAGCAGCGATGCACGTATTTGAGTACCTGCCATTGGAGTCCGCCACTGACGGCATCTGGCGCAAACTGCACGGAGTCTTCGATGACGTCGATTACTTCGTACTTACGACTGGATGCGTAGTGAGAAGGATGATTGACCGAATCAGACATACTTGGCAGCCTGTACAGAAACGTCGTTGTTGTAGTGCCCAGTCACGGAGTAATCCCGCGATGGGATGGCTGACATGCGATGGAACACAAGCTGCCCAATCCGCATCTCCGGCCACAAGGCAACCGGGTGCAAACTGCGGGCATTCTGCAGCTCTAGGGTCAGCTTCGACCCGGACCATCCTGGATCGCAGTAACCAGCCATCAAATGCTCCAGTCCTTGACGTGCTCGGGTGCTTTTAAGGGCAAACTGACCCGCCACATCCACCGGCAGGTAGAACGTTTCGATGGTGCAGCCCAGTACAAATTCCCCAGGGCGCAGGTAGAACGGATTCTCTGGTGTGTGCCCGGTTATATCGACTGGAATCAGTGTTGGGTACTCCTCCACCTCAACCATCAACTCAAATCCCAGGCGTACATCCAGGCTGGCCGGATTGACTAGGACTGGGTCGTAAGGATCGACAAGGCCCCCCGCACAGAGGGCCCGGATCTCTGAATCACAGAGAATCACTTACGAATCTCCACAATCTCCAGGGCTTTGGCGTTGGCAGCCTCGACGTGCTTCCAGGTCTTGCCCCATTTGATGGCGTTGATGGTGCTGTAGTGGACCTTGAACTCGCGGGCAATCGCGGCCGCAGACCTGCCGGTACCAAGCAGTCGCTTGATCTCGCCAACCTGACGCACCGACAGCAAAGCATTGCCCTTTCTCACCTGGGTCCAACGGGTCTTGGATGGGGACTTTTGCTTTGGAGCAGCAGTAGCAGCAGCTTTTGCTGGTTTGATATCGGTGGTTTGTTGCACGTCGAAGGCAACCGTCTGGGCACCGCCGAGAATACGGGTCAGGTTTTCCACTGCAACGGCCATTTCGGTCATGTGGCTGTGGATCTGGTGAATTTCGTTGTCGGAGAGAAGAGTAAGCATGGCAGGTAAGAAAACAAAGTTAGTGTACTAGAGAAGTGACATCTTGCGAGAGTCTCATAAGAGTCTCACCTGGGAGAGTAAGAAGCTCGGAAATGGCAATGGCCGCCAGCTGCTGGTGACTCACAGTCTCCGCTTCTTGAAACCGCTGGAGCAACCGGGAGTAGACGTGGAGCACACTGCTAGGGGCTATCCAGGCAGTATCTCCACGGATCGGCTCGGTGCCGTACTCCCAGTCGTCGTAGTCCGGCTCGTTACGGACTGTCCTCGCAATCGCCGTATAGATCGGACAGATCGACCGGCTCCAAGTTGCTGACTCGGGCTTCGACAAATTCTGCGAGGTCTCCATCGTCCTCTGGAATCACTTCGTCATCTTGAAGGTAGAAGGAGCCTCTGCACATGGCAGGTCCGTACTCTTCTGGGTCGAGTAGCGACGCCTTGCTTGTAACAACAACGTCATCGACGTCAGCGACAACAGAACAAAACCCATCGACATCGCAATTAATTTCCAGTACGGCAAGCACATCAGACATGGGTAGGCACCTGATCGAGTTTGGCCTGAGCAAGCCGCAGTTTCTCCTGGAGTGTATCCATGTAGTCCTCCCAGGTGGTTTCGAGAAACTTCTCTACTTCCATAAGAGTTAACAGACAAGCCTCGTCATAAGCACAAGGCTGACCTGCCCGCTGGTACGCCTTCACCTTGTCTTCCAAGGCAAAACGGCTCCAGCGAACTGCGAACCACCAGATGCTGAGTTGGGTGACTTTTTCTTCGGGGATGGTTAGGGTGACGTCCATTGTGTTAGGGAGACAGGTGCCTCCCCTTTGGTTGAACTCCCTTAGTGTTACACACGGCCAGCGGTATCGCAAGCGTCCGCTTTACGTGCTGTAACAATCCCCTGCTGCAGGTAGCCGTAGTCCCGGGTGCTGGTGACGGTCATCTCCAGTCCACAGACGTCACAGACCCCATGCCAGCACGTGCTCATACCTGATGTGGGTTTGCCATAGGCCTGCCCACAAGTAGCGCAGCACTGGCAGGCCTTCTGTAGGCGCTGCAGCAGTTTCGGATCGGTCATTCGCGGGGCACCCCCAGTGCCTCAGGAGGGTAGGTCGTCATGACGGTGACGTCACAACCATTCCGCAGGGCCCCACCCACGAGGTACTGGAACACCTCCAGGGAGTCTTCATCCTCGGGAAGGATGATCTGGTCCACCTCAGTCACCTTCCCGTTTTTGAACCACGTCGTGCGAATGACGCTGTGGACGTCATCGGGGATGGAGTTCTGGATGAAGTTGAAGGTGGGCCGCCTGGGGGGACGGGGCTTGGGCCTGCTGTCGGTTACGTCCACTGGATCCCTCCGCGCAGGCTGGCTGATTTTGGCAAGGAGCCACAACAAAAAGTTAGGCATGGCGTCAGCTCCATGCGTCCGCCGCAGCCTGC